CAAGTTGTTGACGGTACGCTCCCATGAATAGTCTTCGTCGATGCGATAGACCTGACCCTTGACAACGACAATCCAGATGTTGTCATTCTCCACAGCGGCATCAGTCTTGCTAATCTCATAGCCAGCCTCAGCAAAGGTACGACGAATAGCTGGGATAAGCTGGCGAGTCACATACTTGTCTGTGTCTTTGGTGTTAATGACCGGTGGTGCGAAGTCATGTTGAAGCAGGTTAATGCCTCGCACCGCACCGGCACCAGCAAAAACTATGTTGCTGTTCTTAAATACTTTACCGTCTGGGATGTTGATGGCAAAGCCATCCTCGCCAGAGGATTGCGAGTCAGCGGCAACGACAACCCAATCAGGGCCTTGAATCGCTGCGATGGTTGTCACGCCGCCAGCCTCTCGTCGAACCAGTTCTTACCTAGTTGTAAGTATATCTCATTAACATCCATATTGGGTGGCAACTGGACGATAGTAGCCTTGTCCAAGTCTTCCTTGATTCGCCGGGCTAGCTCTTGTCCTGGGTTAGTTCCGTCTTCCTTGACATCATTATCCGCAAAGATAAGGATGCGAGTGTACGATTCAAATAGTTTAGGAAACCAGGGCTTCCATTGACTGACTCCAGCAACTCCAACCGCAGGGATTCCCACGATACCCGATGCAACAATCGTGTCAATCTCGCCTTCGCAAATGGCAATCGTATCGCTATAGCGATGAAGATCAAGTACGTTGTATAGCCCAATCTTTTGACCCGAAGGCCAGAGGTATTTTGGAGTTGTGTCATCTATGCTCCGAAACTTAATACCGACAACACCAGCGGGTGTAAGGTAGGGAATGGATAGTCTGCCGACTGCATGCTCATGTCCGGCACTAGGCTCCACGACGCTTCCAAGACGGAACGTATGCGCGACTTCCGCTGTTATTCCTCGTGCCTCTAGGTAAGAGGCTGCCTGTGGTGTGAGACTGTTGCAATATTTTTCGGCTGCTTCCGTGAGCAAGTTCCTCTGCTCTGCGTTTAACATCTCTAAACTCCTTTATGTTTTCCTTCCGAGCTACTAGGTCATATACATCACCCAGTAGGTTGCATACCAGACAGTTGTATGCTTGGTTGTCTAGGTTGTATGCGGCACTGGCTTGTGCATCATCATGGATAATACACTTGCACGGTACCCAACCGTGACGATCTAATACCTTTACGCCGTAATGTTCTAGTACGGCGCCAAGGTCAGGCTTCGATACCACCGGTTACCCTTAGCCATTGGTTCAAATCTTGAATAACCCACGACTGGTCTAGCCCCGCCATGCGGCGCTTGACAATAACATAGGCTGGTGGCGTAATATCTAAGTTGCGCGCCTTGGCATAGTTAAATGCCTCGGTGGTAGCCTCACGCCAGAACTGTGGCAAGTCCATCTTGGCTGTAGCTTTTAGCTCAAAGATGTATGGCGCACCTGCAACGATGCACACAATGTCGCCTTCGTCATCCTTGCCTGCTAGACGTAGACGCTCAGCTGCCATGCCTTTGCCACGAAGGAACTTGAGAATGCCTGTCTCAAAGGCGGAGCCTTTGCGCTTACCGTATGTACTCATAGCCCCAGTATCTCACAGATGTCATGCGCTTCGCGCTTCACCAAATATTTTTTGGCAAAAAATTTTTCGTCGTCAGTGTTGGTCGTGTCGTACATATTAAGTGCGCCAACCTGTCCATTGAAATAATCTAGCCCTTCTTTGAAACTCATTGGCGCATCTCGTTCCATGTCTGCCCGACTCGCATCTGGCTCAGCTCCGAATACAAGGTCATACGGCTAGCGTCTGCCCACAAGGTCAAGTAGTTATCACCGGTGGCGCTGTGCTTGCTAAAACGATTCTTTACACAAGCGACACGAAACTCGCCTGAGTGTGGCACGAGAGCCACTGTCAGGATCATCTCTGGCAACTGGGCAATCTTACCCTGAATAGCTTTACGGCTTGGTGGCAAATCAGGCTTGCCTTCAGCTTCGCTTGTATGGTGCAGTAGCACAACAGCGGCTTCTGTCTCACGAGCAATATGGTGCATTGCTTTGGCAATCTCACGAAGGCCAGACCAGTCATCGCCTGCCATAGAGACAACGTTCATAGCATTGTCCACAATAATCATGTGTGGATATTCGCCATAGGCTTCGCCGTAAGCACGGATAGCAAGATCAATTTCATCTAGGGTAGGGCTAGGCGCAAAGTCAAACTGCAAATGCTTAATGCTCTCTAGCTCTTGACCGTAGAAGTCCTGACCAGCACCGCTGGAGAATGCTTCTTCGACAGTGGAAACCTTATGACCGGTAATCATTGCCGATGCTCGGATAGCAGTGGTGTAGCCATCTGTATCTGCTGATATATACAGCGTAGGCACTTTCATTTGAACTGCCATCCAAAGGGCTATGAGTGATTTGCCGGCGTTAGGTGCGCCTGCAATCATTGTCAGTTGTCCTCTACGAAACCTAATCCCTTCGTTTACGAGCGAAGGGAATAGGTCTGGTAGCAGTGCATAATCGTTCGTGCTTTTCGCTGCCGCTTGGTGTAGTGACAGCATGACGGATTAGCGAACGAAGTTAGGCTCGCACTGATCGGGTGTACCCTTCGGCGTTGGGCAGAAGTAGCCCTTCCACGCCTTTGGTGCGCCTGGCTTTGACTCACGGAACTGACGCTCACCGTGCTTGCACTGGTGAACAGCCAAGGTCAACGGTGATGGTGTTGGTGTCTCTGACACTACGGTTGCGCCGAGAGACTGGATGGCGTTGCGGACGTTGCCGGCATTGCCAAGTGAAGCCGAGACAGAGCCAATGAGTGCTGCTGTGTCTTGGATGGTTGCCAACTGTGCTTCCAACTCTGCTGAGTTATCTGCATAGATGTTGATTAAGGTTCCGTCAGCCAACTTGAAGTTGACTTGGAACTTGGTTGTTTCTGCTGCCATGGTATTGCTCCTTATTTTATCTGTGATAGTGGATCGTAAATTGATGAAAGCTCTCCGCCAACGGCGTAACAATAGTCCTTTACTCCGCATGAGCTACACGCCATGCCGATGTTAGGCAAATACACTTCTGCTTCCAAGCCTCGTGCAAACTGTGCAAACAGCTCAGTCATTACGGGAATTGTCCAGCGACTCAACCCTTCAGCTTCTTCGAACTTAGCATCTCGTGCTGAGTAGAAGTAACCGCGAGTAGGCCGAATGCCGAACTGCATCTCCATGAGGCAGGCATAGATGCCCAACTGCATAGCCGAGTCAGGCGTTGATTTGCCGGTCTTAAAGTCTACCACGATTAGCTCGCCAGTGGGTAGAACGGCAATCAGGTCAGCAAATGCCTTGACAAGCACATCGCCAAAGTATTGGTTGAAACCAATTTCAATGCCAGGTACGCCCTCTGGGCTAACCCAAATCTCCAATTGAGATTCTTGCCAAGCGTTGATGAAATCAAAGAACATCTTCTTGCCGTTCTCATCCCACCAATTCTTGTCTTCCTTGTTGGGATACTGCTTGGTTGCTCGTCCACCCACGCGCCAATCAACAGGATTGGTGCTGGACTTAGATTCAACCTCGGCAATCTGATCTATGAAAGCCTTTTCCCAAATGGTATCCCAACTCATGCGATGGTTTCCTCTCCGGCAACGAGCTTGCGAGCTTGGTCAAGACCAAGTTTAATCATCTCGTTAGGCTCCTTGTCAATAAGATTCTGGATTTGCTTACCAAGTGCAAGTCGCATAACGACTTCGGTTTCAGCAAAGGCTTGTTGGAAAGCCTGCTGGCTGATTACTTTGGCGTGTCTTTTACCCATGTGATTCTCCTAGTGGTGGCGTGACTGCGACTGCGAGGCTACCACATAGCGCACAGTTGATGTCAAGGAAATAGATACCGATTTCTCCGTCATCGTCAAACTTACACTTGACGCTCCATAGATCCGACCCGCAGGGGCAGACTCGGATTGGGCCGAGATTACGATAGTCGGCTTCTGTACCGGTTGTTGGCTTGAGGTTTGCGATGTCATCCATCACCACTCCAGCGCGAACCAAAAGAAAAAGAAGTCGGCGTCAATGCCATACTTGCCCACGCTAAATCCAAGGCGAACAGTATGCTTGCTGTAACCAGTGGTTAGGTATACACGACCATAAAATGTAAACTCTTTTGTCATTAGAATGGAACCTCATCTGTCGGATTTTTCTTTTTTTCAAATTCCGCCAGTAGGAAAGCCTCGGCAGCGGCGTGAAAGGCTGAGCCTCCCACGAACCACCAAGCTGGCTCTTGTGGTGCTTGCAAGTTACGCTCTAGCTGAAATGCTTTGCCACAGCGCAACCATGAAGTAAAGGCGCTAAAGGATCGGTGTTGCACAGTTGTTTCGTTCATGGCGTGAGCATAGCAGGGTGGTATTCGCCACTGTCAAACCAGACACGCCGATGGAATCTGCCAATGGCATAAGTTGACAAGTCGCCTCTGGGTATGACTATAATATGAGCGAAGCGAATGCGGTTACGGTGGAGCCTGTTAGGCTCCCCAACGAGGCGGCAAGGCTGATAGCCTCTAACAGTAAAACGGCATAAAAAAAATAACCCCCGCCGAAGCGAGGGTTATTTTTGTTTAACTTTACTTTGCGGCTGTTGACTTAAAGTGGTTGTAAGCACCAACTGCAACTGGGCCAAGAATTGCTACAACAGCAGCCCATGCAACAGACTTGAGGTGATGGTTACCAGTCTGCCAGATAGATACGCCAGCAACGAGAAGTGCGGCGAGGTAATGCTCTACGATAGCTTTGTTGAACTTCATGGTATCTCCTATAGTGAGAAGCTGGATTGTTCCAGCTCTACTACGGTACCATAGCTACGGCTTTAAGGTACGCATCCCACGGGAAGTTTGCGCCAGGATCCGTATGTCCGCCAGCTATTTTCTTGGCAAGGGTAATGTCGTTATGTCCCACAAAACCCGCTTTACCAGCCAGTACATCCTCTGGTGATAGCTTCACTAGGGGGATGTGGTTACGACGGGCTATATCGGCTGCTAGAGCCGCTGAGACGTGTAATTCGGCAACGCTGTACCCGTCACCCCACTGGGCTGGTGTTTGAGCCGCAGAGCCTGCATGCTCAATGGAAATAGACTCTTGGTTAAGGGCGTAGTCATCCACGGCCCATGCGGTGTCTGTCTCTAGGACAGACTGGATAACCTGCTTATCATCGCACATATAGTGGGCAGAGGCTTGTGGCGCTGTGGTGCCAGCGAACCATGCGGCTACTTGCTTGGCACGACCTTCTGTCTCAGGCGTCTCCATGGTGTGAATAACGATGAGGCGTGGGGCATGACCGGCACGACCCTTGGTGTAGTTGCGAGCTTGGATGAATGGATATGTCATTGGTAGATTAACCTTTCTGCCAAATCCCCTGGCGTTACTTGATCATCTGGCTTATCGAATAGTGGAACAGAGGCGCGTCGATACGCCTCTGCCACAAGCTCCGAGCAGATATAACCATCGTGCTGGCTAATGCGATGAAGCGTCTTATTGTTAGCCAACAATTTTAGTCCGAGGATACGAAGGGCAATACTGATAATAACCAAGAAGTTGTAGGGTCTGCCTACGGTAAGCTTGACATAGTTGACAACGGCAAGGCGTTGTTCTAGCAAAATTGACTCATGCTGGTTCCATGCAATGTTGGGATACTTGCTTACTGGGCTGATAGCTACGCCAGTGGGATTAGCCTCAACGATGTTGCCATCGCCAACATAGATAAACGCATGGTTCCATCGGCTGATAGTGCCAAGGCGAATGAGCTTGCCAAAGAAACCGCCGGTACGGACTACGCCGTAATCTCCCATGCGTGGCTCATAGCTTGTCATCGTTCTCCAATAGGTCTTGGAGATGCTCAATCTCCTGCTTCTCTAACTTCAAGATGTGGCGGATAATCATGGCATCACGCTTGGTCTGACCAATCATGGCAATACCGATGATAAGCTCAACGGTTACCGCTAGCCATGAGGCTAGGTTCATCCATTTGATGTAGGCGTGAGTGTCGGTAAACCATGTGGGCTGCGCCCACCAGACAAAGGTAACGCCAGACCAAAGAACGACAAAGAACCAGTTGCGGATAATGCCCTGAATCTTCCAGCTAATCTGTTCAGAGAAGGTGAGTACGTCGCCAGTAGATTCGTGGATGTACTTCTTCTTGAATGGATTAGCCATTATGCTCCCGAATGTGCTGTTCGAATTTGCCATTGAGTGTGCCTAAGTCAACCGCTATATTCTGTTGCTTCTCTACCAAAGTCTCAATCATGGGGATAACGCGCTTGTTGATAGCGTCATTTAATGATCCGCCAGAGTTGGGCAGGACTTCGTGCTTAATGGTCTTGATGTCCTCTTTGCTGTCCTTGTCCATATCCCTGATGACGTTCTGTACGCCATGCTTAAATATGTACCAAATGCCAGTAGCCGTAGCTCCGAGGGTAAAGACAGTGTTGTAAAGAATTGTGGTGATGTCCACTTTGGTTGACATTGCGGTATGCCCTAACTGTTATACGGTACGGAACTGGATTTCGAGGATTCCTCCAAAGCCAGTAAAGCGACGCTCTGGTGGAGTCTGACGGATAAAGGTCAATGTTTCAATAACGCCACGGACTGTCTCGCCATTGGTAAAGTCTTGCATGATGACAACATCGCCATTGGATTCAATGGCTTCAAGGGCATTGAGACGCTCTGCTGCACGGCCTTCGTAACCGGTAGGCATGTTGTACTTGTCGCCTTCAAAGTCAAAGTTGGCGACAGGAAGTGTGATGATGCGCTGACGCTTAACGGCAGGAAGCGCCTTGAGCTGGTAGCCGTTGAACGAGTCTTCCTGTCCAACAAGCTGACCCGATGCAGCGTTAAGGGTAAAGCGCAGACCGACAGACTCCTTGGGAGCCAAGTCGTACTGATCTATACCAGTAATGTCTTGGGTAAAGTCGAAGGTGTTATCAACGGTAATGATAGGGTTGATAAATCCACTGGCATCTACAGCAGCAACACTCAGCGTGCCTTGCATAGGCAAAGTCTCGCGGAGCTTAACAAGCTCAAAGTGCTTGTCCTCAAGGGTAAAGTAGCGAATCTGACCTGTCTGTAAATAGCCGCTAGATACCAATGTGTTGGCTTGGAAATAGACGCCTGTGCTATCTACGCCAATGGCGAGCTTGCCAGACTTGCCCACTACGCAGACTGCGCGAGCAACTGCTGTAGTAGGTACGCGA